GTCAGAGACCCTCGCGCAATATTTTCCAGCATGGAAAAGAATTTTAGGAAAGCGCAAGCATTAGGAATATTTGAAATAAAAGATGATGCGTCAATGCTTGGTACAACAACCGCTAAACGTGTAGATTTATGGGCAAGCCATCCACCGATCGGATTAGCAATGGAACGGCTTTTGCAAGTAATTTTAGAGGGTAACTCTGACGAAATATGCTTTGTGCGATATGAGGATTTAATGTCAAATCCGCAAGAAGAAATGGATAGAATTTATGCCTATTTGGGTGTTGCATCGTTTCTACATAATTTTAATGAGATAGCTCAATCAACTGTTGAAGACGATTCGGTTTATGCGGTTGGTTCTGATCATAAAATAAGATCCGTATTAAAAGCCAACGCTGATGACTATGATGATGTTCTGGGTAAACAGACTTCTGATAATATTAAAAAATCATACTCTTGGTTTTATGAGACATTTGGGTATTAACGCATAGGTAATTTATGAGTCTTTATGAAAACATTGCAGCCAAAAAGAAGCGAATTAAAAACGGTTCCAAAGAAACAATGAAAAAAGCAGGGGCCAAAGGCAGGCCCACCGCTAATGATTTCAAGCAGGCCGCAAAGACTGCAAAGCCAGTTAAGAGGAAGGTTAAAAAATAATGAAAGGCGTAAAGCATTACTTAAAGAACGGCAAGGAGCATACAGGCTCAATGCACAAAACAAATGGTATGCCGATGACAGGTGCAAAACACACTAAGTCAAGCAAAGATTTATTTCACAAAAAAGATTTGTCAGCCGCAGTTAAAAAGAAAATTAAATAAAGGGTTAAATCATGCCAAAAGGTAAAGGAACATACGGAACCAAAAAAGGCCGTCCACCAGCAAAGCCTAAAAAGAAAAAAACCATTAAGTATTAATGTGGAGTAGCCCATTAGAGTTGTACCCAGTTAATGTTCATGTGTCACAGGAGCTTGCTCCAGAAGGCCAAAGGCTGTTAGTTGAGCCAAGTACATATAAAGTAAACGCAGAGTATCTTGTTGTGCAACCTTCTAGGGAGCCATACGGTATTCCACAAGAATACACAAGGAGGTTGTGGATATGTTAATAGAATTAATGGCGGCAAACGCAGCCTTTTCTGTTATAAAACAAACACTTAGCAACGGTAAAGAAATTGCTGATGCTGGCTCTGCGTTAACAAAATACTTTGGTGCAAGCCAAGCTATTGAACAAAAGGTTAAATTAGGAACTGGTGATGTACTAGGTGCCTATCAAGCCAAACAGGCTTTAGAGAGACAGGAAAAAGAGCTTGAGTTTATGCTCAACAAGCAGGGGCTTCTTGGCTATTACAAGTATCAGAAATTTAGAGATGAATTTCACAAGAAGCAAAAAGCTGATGTTAAAAAGAAAAAGCTTCGACAGGCTAAAATCAACTCAAACATAAATGACGGGTTAATTGTACTAGGAATTGTTATAATTATAGTCGCTGCTGCTTTTGGCGTATTTTATTATTTAAGGACGTACTAAATGTCAGGAATGCCAGATTTTGAAGCTGGGCAGCTAGTTAGCGCAGTTACACAATTAAACAAAGACGTTGAATCGTTGACGCGAACAATGACAAAATTAAATGACAGATTAGCTGCTCAAGAGATTCAATTAGCTAAAGGTAAAGGAATGGCTGCTGGCGTAATTATCCTAGCAGCAATTTTAGGCGGTGTTTCATCTTATCTAATGAACAAAATGTGAGGCACATATGCCATTAATTCCACTCGACATTCCAGCAGGCATTTATCGAAATGGCACTGATCTACAAAGTCAGGGCCGTTGGCGTGACAGCAATCTTGTGCGCTGGCATGATGGAACGATGCAACCCATTCAAGGATGGCGGCTTAGAAGTGACAATGCTACGCTCGACATTACTAGATCGTTAAACGCATGGCTAGATAATAGTGATAACCGATGGATTGCGGCTGGCACTTACCGCAGGCTTTACATTTATGACGTTAACAGCGCATTGTTCGACATAACGCCAGTAGGCTTAACGGCAGGCACAGAGACTTCAATTGATGCAACAGCATTTGGTGGTGGCGTGTATGGCTCTGACGGCTATGGTGAGCCTCGTTTAGAACGCTCAACGGGTAATCCAGCAACTACATGGTCATTAGATACTTTTGGTCAAAACTTAGTCGCTTGCTCGACTTCCGATGGTAAGATTTATCAGTGGACGTTAAATACGAGCACGAAAGCCGCACAAGTAACTAACGCACCAGTTGGAAATACTGGCATCATGGTGACTGATGAAAGATTCTTATTTGCTTTAGGTGCTGCTAGCAACCCAAGAAAAGTTCAATGGTGTGACAGGGAAAATAACACGTTATGGACACCAGCCGCGACTAATGAAGCTGGCTCAATAGAATTGCAAACTGTTGGACGCATTCAGTGCGGTGTAAAGGTTCAGAACCAAGCGTTGATTCTAACGACTACAGACGCGCACACAGCAACGTACTCAGGCCCACCGTATGTCTATGGCATAGAGCGTGTAGGCACTTCATGTGGCATTGTAAGCGCACAGGGCGTATCCGTTGTTGATGCTGGTGCGTTTTGGATGGGCAAAGAATCATTCTTCATGTATTCTGGCGGCACAGTTAAAGAGCTAGAATGTGACGTTGCTGACTACCTATACAGCGACATTAACGTATCTCAAATGGCTAAAGTTGTGGCAGTTTCAAATGCTAAATTTAGTGAGATTCGCTGGTTCTACCCAAGTGACGATAACACCGAAAACAATCGTTATGTCTCGTTCAATTATCAAGAGAACACTTGGACTATAGGCCAACTTGCTAGAACTGCTGCTGTTGACGCTGGTGTTTATCGTTACCCTATTTACTTTGACCCGACCAACAAAAAGATTTACGAGCATGAGGTTGGATTTAATTACGATAACTTAATCCCATTTGCAGAATCAGGCCCGATTATGATCGGTTCAGGCGAGAACATTGCTAGCATCACCCAGTTAATACCTGATGAGCGCAATCAAGGGGATGTTACAGCAACGATTAAATCTCGTTTTTATCCCAACGATACTGAACGCAGTTACGGGCCTTTTACTATGTCTAATCCTGTGTCATTGCGTATTAGCGGCAGGCAGTTACGTTTGCGTATAGACACAGCCATTTCGGGCGATTGGCGCGTGGGCATTAACAGAGTTGAGGTTAAGTCAGGGGGTAGACGTTGAGTTTACAACAAATGCCACCTAAACCGATTGGCGAAAACTGGCTAAACTGGTCACAGCGTTTAGCAACATATTTAATACAGGTTAGGTCACAATTACGCCAAAAAGCCTCGCTAGAATCTGCGGCAGAAGATGGCGTTATATTATGGGACAGATCCGTAGGTTATCCCGTAGTGTCTAAAAGTGGATTGTTTGTCGGGTTTGAGTTGAAGTCAGTTGGATACACTGTGGCAGCATTACCCACAGGGGTAATAGGGCAAAGAGAATATGTGACTGACGCATCTTCACCCAATTTTGGCGCAGCAGTTTCAGGAGGCGGTTCAGTGGTTATTCCTGTGTTTAAGAATGCTTCTGCGTGGATTGTCGGTTGACCGAACTAGATAGGTGTAGAGATTGGATTGAATTGGCCCTAGAATATGGTGGTGGTACTCACCTATTTAGCGATATTGTAACGTCTATTGTTGAAGGAAAGATGCAATTATGGCCTGCTAAAGACTCTTGTTTGGTTACAGAAATTACAGTGTTTCCAAGAAAAAAGGTGCTTCATGTTTTTCTTGGCGGTGGAAATCTTGAAGAAATTATAAGTATGCACGATTCAGTGATACAATGGGCAAAAGATCAGGGCTGTGAGAGCCTAACAATGACAGGCCGACATGGTTGGTCAAAAGCATTGAAGAAAAGTGGCTGGAAATCGCAGTTAGTTTTATTAGAAAAGAGGTTTTAAAATGTCAAAAGGCGGCACTACATCGGCAGGCTCGGCAACAGAAATCCCCCAATGGGTGCAAGACGCTGGACTCAAGCAATATCAAACGGGTACAGAACTAGGACAAATAGGTTACACACCCTACTATGGTGCTGATGTTGCAGCCTTTAACCCAATGCAAGAATCAGCTTTTCGCTCTACTGGAACTGCGGCTGATGCGTTTGGCATGGGGCCAGCGTCCACAGTGCCTAGTGGAGCCACTTTTGGGCCTCATTCACCCACTTGGGCTACAGATGGTATTCCCACCGCACATACCTTTGCTGGCGGTGTGCAAGGCTATTCGGGTATGCCCATGTATACAGAAGCGTTAAATACGTTAGAGCAGCAACGTCCGTACCAGAAGCAACAGCTTGAACAACAGTTCATTGACCCAGCAACAGGGTTAACGCCCGAAGGTCGCAAAATTCAAGACATTAATTCTCTATACAACGAAGCATTTGGTCGCAATGTTGGGCTAGAAGGTGTTTCTGCATACTTGCCTTTAGTTCAGCAGGGTATGACTAACAACGAATTACGCAAAATTTTATACGATAGCGAAGAAGCTAAACGTCTAGGGAAAACCTCTCAAGGCGCACCAATTGAGATAGGTGTAGGCGGTGGTTTATTAGGTGGCGCAGGATATGTTCCTCCAGCCTTAGTTTCTGGCTCTAGCGGTATTTTAGATTCTATTTCAGGCACAGGCTCAACAGTGGTTGACTCAGGCTCAACAGTGGTTGACTCAGGCTCAACAGCAGTTGACTCAAACTCAGCAGTGGTTGACTCAAACTCAGCAGTGGTTGACTCAAACTCAGCAGTGGTTGACTCAAACTCAGCAGTGGTTGATGCGGCAGTAACTATCGTTAGTCAAGTTACAAACGCTGACGGCACTGTTACAACAACTTATTCTGACGGCACTGTGAAAACCACAGGCACATCAACAGTAGTTGATGCGGCAGTAACTATATTAAGCCAAGTTACAAACGCTGATGGTACAGTAACAACAACTTATTCTGACGGCACTGTAGAAACTACAGGAACACCAACAGTGGCTAATGATGGTATTTTATCAACAGTAGCTGATGTGGCATCAGGCCAGCAGATGATCGGTGACACACTAACTGATACTGATATGTCTACAGCAACACCCAGCACCTTTGATCTTTATGGCTCACAGATTGAACAGTTAATGCCCGTCTATCAGCAAGAATTGGGCCGTGGAATACAAGACCCTGCTGCATTAGCCTTTTATGGTGATATGTTAAAAAACGGTGTGTCTATTGATGAAATACGCAGGCAAATTGCTGGAAGTACAGAAGGTCAAGGTTTTGTAACGCCAGCAGAGCAGGCAGCTATTAACGCTCAAAACTTAGGCTTTGGCGCAAGTTCAGTGTCGGGTGGACAAGCTGACAACTTTGTTCCAGATATGACAGCTTATCTTGGTGATGATGTTGTTTTTCCTGATGGTGAGTACATGGGTAGTTTTGAAAACGGCTTTACTAACCTTCTTGAAGGGGGAGGGTTGACAGGTGCAATTGGCAATGCCTTTAGTAATTTAATAGGCGGTAGCGAAACAGAAAAAGTGAATACAGTATCTCAAGCTACAGGAATGTCTACATCAGAAGTTGGAAATTTAATTCAAAATATGGCTGGTGCTGCTGGTGAGGTTGCTGCTACTGCTTTAAAACTTACACCAGCAGGGATGCTTGTTCAACAGCTTTACCCTGATCTTTTTAAGTCCACATCAAATAATAATGTGGATGTTATTGATAAAGGTAGTTCAACTAACGATATAAACACAGCAAATAATACCTATAATGTTAATAACGCTATTAAGTATAATAGTGGTTTAACAGGTGGCGGTCTTTAAGGAATAAAATTATGGCAGGTTCATCTACGGGCAATACTGTTGTTCAAAAAGGTACAGGAATTGGTCAAGAGCCATACCCTGTTAATCAAAATATTTATCAGCAATCACAGCAAGGTTTAGCAAGAGCAAACCAAGCAACTAACGCTGGTACTCAGTTTAGCCCAATGGCGATTACTGCGCCCAGTGCTGCAACAATGCTTAAATATTCAAATCCGTATGAAACGGGCG